AAGACAACTCCTCCTATAAAATTTAAAATCGAAATTTAATATATCATATTTTTAACAAAAAAGTAAAAATAATAAATGAATTGTCATATAAGAAAACATATCGCTTAATAAAATGACGCTTTTATAAAAAGCGAGGTGATAACACTTGCTCTATGTCCGGGACTTAGAAGGAAACGAATATCCAGCGCAAGCAACGTCAACAAAAGAGTTAGAACTCAACGGCAACCAATCGCTTTCGGCAACGTTCATTTCAAACAAAGTAAACGATCTTTTTATCGACAATATCGACCGTATGTGGGAAGTCGTTGACCACGACGGAGTGATATATAAAATTATATACGTGAAAAAGCAAGGAAAAGGGAATCGTCTGACAGTCGAAGTCAAGGCGATTCCTTTATTTTTCGACAAATTCGATACAATGCGCATTTACACAGAGTATAACGAACACATGACGGCACGTGAGTTTTTCTCGCTTGTTTTCGCCAATACCGGCTTTGATTTCATTCTTGTCAATTCGTTTGCGGCTGTAGACTGGGAGGGTCTAGGTGGCGGAGAAACACGTTTGTCAATGTTTAAGAAAGGCATCGAACGCTATAAATGCGAGTTTCGTATTCTCGGAAATACCGTCTATTTGGAATCACAAATCGGTCGCGACACGGGTTTTATGTACCGACACCGCCTGAACGCTTCAAATATCGTGCAGGAAAACGATGCAAGCGAGTTTTACACGTATGCAAAAGGGTACGGAGACTATTCTGACGAAGACGGTTGGCAGTGGGCAAATTTGATTCGTGAGTATACGTCTCCACTTTCGCAAATTCCAGGAATCGGCATCCGTGAAGCACCTCCGATTATGGACGGTCGCATTACGCAAGTCGAGACGATGGACGAACAACTTAAAACACTTGTTGACGAATCGTTGAAAATTAGCGTTTCAGCCGATATTCACGACTTAAGACGGCAGGGTTATGCGTTGGCGCAGCCGGAACTTGGTGATCGCGTATTTTTAATCGACGAAAGAATCGGACTTGACACGGAAGTTCGTGTCGTTCAGATTTCGATCACAAAGGATTGGCAAGGCAACGTCATTGACTTAAAACTAACGTTCGGCACGCCGTCTATTACTAAACGTTATCAATCGAACATACAGACGGCAGTTGAACGTGTAAACGAAATTATGGAAGGTCGTACAAAGATACCGTTTTCCGTACTTGATAATGCGGTCATTAAAGCGACAAAAGAATTGCAAGGCGTAATGAGCGAATTGAAAGTGCCGCCAAATGGCGGACTTATGGCGGTTGATAAAAATGATCCGAACAAAATTGTCGTGTTTAACGCAGCCGGAATCGGTATTTCTGACGATGGCGGACAGACGTTCCGCACAGCAATGACGGGTTCTGGTATCGTGGCGGACGTAATTACCGCCGGAACATTGCGAGGAATTACGGTGATATCTGATGACGGGCAAGGAAATTCCGTAACGATTGAATCCGGGTCTTTGGTTAGCAAAATTAACAATCGAGACATGGTTAAAATTCACAATTATGAGATTTATTTTTATGATACGGGAGATGCATCGCCGTCTCCAGACTACGGAGTAGTCGCAACGTTAAGTTCTTCTTGGAAGAATGATAATCCTAATGCAAGAGGATTCGGTATTGTTGGATACAAGGATTACTTTTATGTAGGGCTTGCGGAAAGCGATACAAACGCTAAGCATTTTTTTGAAATCAATTTTTCCGAATCTAAGACTTATTTGTACGGAGAAGGTCGTGACGAGAAAACAATCGGAAGGCTTGATTTACAGTCTGTCAGATCGGGAGCGTATAATTACCAAACGTCTAAAATTTCGATAGAAAATAATTATTATAACAATACTCGTTGGGGCGGTGTTTTTGTCTACACCGGGCGCGGTACAGAATCTCCGGGAGCGAATAAACGTTTCGGGTTTGAGGTTTGGCAATATGACGGTAGTGGCGGTTTAAATCAACATCTTATTATAGACAAAGGAAGTAATGGGAAATCTTACGCGGGTATTTATACTGACGAAGCGTGGCTTCCTAGCCAATCGTACTTAAAATATAAGAATGGATATTATTATAATGCGTTAGGAATCGGTATTGATTCTAATGTTAGCAATAGAAGAGGTTCATTAAACGGAAATGCTTTGCTGTTCATCGATTATTGGGATTTTAATGTTGATCCGAATGTGCGGTATCAATACGGGCGTTACAATATGAGTGGCGCTGAAAATATTTTTGCTGTTTTTGTACAACCAATGGGGGGCAGTTCAGTTTTTTACAATGCAAGAGCATATAACATCTCTAATTCAGGATTTGATGTATATGTCGCGAAAAACGATGCTTCTGATACGCCGAGCGCAACGCGAATTCAATTACAACTTATTATTATTTACGAGCCGAAATCGTAGGAGGTGAATGACGTGAACGTAAAAGAGCAAAAACCTATTCCAATCGTCTTGGATGAAGAAAAACAACATAAACAATCGGAAGCGCCAAAAAATTAAAATAATGTTGAGAAAGAGGGGTAAGTATGGAAAAAACGAAGCATAACGCCGAATATATTATTTTTTCGTACCAAAACCAACTGGCAGAAGCAAGTATGAAAATTGCGGAAAGGGATTCGAAAATTACTGAATTATTTCAAGAAAACGAACAGATGAAGAAAGATTTGCAGGAAAGAGAAAAAGAAATTGCAGAACTAAAAAGGAAAGTGGAAGAGTTAGAGAAGAAAGGAGAATAAGCGTGGAAAACATCATTAAATACGTTTCAGCCGGAATCGGAGCATTTGTATCTTTTATGTTTGGAGGATGGAGCCCTTTGTTAAGTATCTTACTAGCATTCGTCGTTATAGATTATGTGTCAGGATTCGTTGCAGCAGGAATAGAAGGAAAATTGAACAGCAGCACTGGAATGAAAGGGATCGCTAAAAAAGTGGCGGTCTTTTTTGTTGTTGCTGTTGCCCACATGATGGACGTTGCGTTAGGTTATGACGGCCATATTTTGCGTGATGCTACAATCTTTTTCTTTTTGGCAAACGAAGCGCTGTCTATCCTCGAAAACGCGATGGCATATTTTCTTATGCCACTTGCATTATTAGTAAAACACTATTTTCCAATTAGTAACAGATACTTATCTGAATTACCTTTGTATTTCTTTATATTGTTGATTATTTTTCATTCAGTAACTAAAGGAAAGATTTACAAAGACAACTTTTTATCTACAAAAATTCTTGTGTTTTTATTTTTTACAATAGGTTTCCAATCAGTAGCTTCGCTAAATAGTTATGGGATAATCGGAGACAGTATATATAATTCAAATCCCATCAAAAGCATTTTAAAATTTATCGTATTTTTGTTATTCATATTTTTCCACTACTTTGTAGTAAAAATTCTAATCAACGATGAAAAGGAAATAAGATTATTTTTAAAAGGTTCCTTATTAAGCATAATACTTACGTTATTTATAACGTACTCGCAATTTTTTTATTTATTATTTCCATCATCAATTTTCAATAATATAGCATCTCTATTAGGAAAACTATTTGAAGCAAGGAACATTTATCGACCGGAATGGTATATAAATGGTAGTTATGTCCAAACAATGAAACGTATTAACGGTTTGTTCGGCGAAGCCAGTTTATTAGCAGCACATTTAAGTATTATTTGTTTGCCGTTTGTTTTGGCAGCCATAAAGAATAAATATAACATTTTTAACAAAAACAAAAAATATAATTCATTGAAGTATTACTGTTTATTATTTTCAATCCTATTAATACTGCTACTAGCAAAGACTTCAACCGGTATTGTTGCTATACTTATTGTTTTATTTTTCTTTTTTATGATAATTCCATTAAAAAGAAAAATATCATTTGGGATTATTACTTTAGTGTTGCTTTTATTTTTCATTCATCTATACAACACTAATTTTTACGTTAATAGCATTATAGAAGATTATGTTTTTGGAAAAACTGACTCTACTTCGACTGATAACAGGCTTGGTGGAACAATAGGTTTATTAATTACCTTTATTCAACATCCGTTCTTTGGTGTAGGTGATGAATATACCAATTATTACCTTTCAGTTAACATTCCTTCCTGGGCAAGATCAAACGCAGAGTTTAAAGATTTTGCAACGGTTAGGCATTCTTTCCCTATTATGAGTGTTTTATTAGGGTGGTTAGCGCAATATGGAATAGTCGTTTTTACGTTTTTTATAGTTTATGTTATTAAACTACAAAGAGAAATGTATAGATTAATTAAAAAAATAGACAAGTCATCACAAACATATTTATTTTATAAGACTATTGCCGATTCATCTTTATTGTTTTTCTTTATATTCTTTGGGCTATCACTTCTCCACTTTGGTTGGTACGAATCATCGTATTTCATTATGTTTTTCTTCTTTGTTGTTTTCAGACATCATTTAAGGAAGGTTGTAAATTAATATTATTATTTACCAGCCTTAACTACTGTTCCTTCAATAATGAACAGTTAGAGTAAGGCTGGTTTTTTATTAGATTGAATTGCTGTTACATCATCTAGTCATTAATTCGGTTGAATGTAATCGGTTGAAATAAATTTAAATAATTTGCTCGCTTTCGTTTGATCGTTGTTCCCCTTCAGAACGTTATTCAATAACAATTTAGCGTTTGCTTCATTTTCAAACATTAAGTTTACGTACGCTCCATCACGTTTGACGCAATATACTGTACTGTTTTGTATTTCAGCATTATTCAAATTTAATACTGTACTCCAGCCTGTATCAGAGGTGAATGGGAAAAGTAAGCAGTTATAAATTCTTGTCTCTAACGCATTGGTCGAATATAAGTCTAAACATGATAGCTTACTGTTATAAGCCGTTAATTTGTTTTTAGCACTTATCACTACATTTCCTTTGCAATTAGTAATCTCGACCCCATATGCATTGCTATGATAACGGTCATAAACGAATATTAGCTCCCTCTTCTTTCTTGTATTATTAAAAGTTGTTGCACTATCTGAAAAATCAGCACCAACAAAACCGTTCAAATACTTATTTGGAATTTCTTCACCAATATTAAATAATTTGATTTTAAACACTTCGCCAGCCGCAAAAGTAGCAATGTCTGGTTGATGTTCGAAAGCCGTAAAATAATTTGCATCACTTTCTCCAATCACTTTGACATTACTTATCTGAACAGAACCGAGTTTCACGTTTGAGAAGGCAGAACCCAACTTTAAGAAAAACCCTACAATTTTCGCATCGTATTTATTGTTTATGGTTACACCATTTACACGAATTGTTGGGAGCTTTGGAGTTCTACTTCTTTGATAGTTATAGCTATAAGTGTTATAAAGATTGATCAAGGAAAACTTGTCAATACCGCTAACATGGTTTTTAATGGTATGATTGATTATATTTAGTTCACCTTCAAACGGTAATCCCCAATCAGTTCGTAACAGCACCCCACTTTTGCTATTCGCTGTACCGAATCCTTCGACATATTCATTCGTACAGTTATCTAGCGTTACCTTTCCTTTACCCCAACCGATGTAACAACCCCAATCACCACAGAACGTCGTGTTTTTAATGTAAAAATCACCACAACCAATATGGTTGTCAACACGGTTAAGATAAGAATCCTCAACAACTACGTCTTTAACATAGTGTGTAGCCATGATGCCCCATCCGCGCAAAAGATTAATGTTTCTCATCCGTAATTTAATCACATTATCGACTGCAATAATATAAGTGGGTTGTGTTTGATATGTTGCATAAGCTGATACGTTTTCACCATTTACCGTATCTATAGCAACGTTATAACAATCATTAATACCGATTAGCTTGCCTTTATACGTTGTACTTTCTAATGTCGGAAGATTTGAAACCTTTATATTTACATTAGATAATGTTGTGTTACTTCTCTTTATTCTAATAGCAAACGGTACATAACTCATGTCTGTTCTTTCGTGTCTAATCGTCGGCGCTCTAAACGTGATTGGTTTATCAGTTATCGGCTTGGCTTGAACAGTTAAATTTCCTGTCGTAAAGTCGTCCATTAATGGGCCGCCAATAATAGCCCCATCAGTAATATGAACTACGTGTTCTAGTTTGTTATAAGGTGTATCTCCGTTTCGATAAGCAAACACTTCATCACTAGATATTTTAATAAAAGAATACTTGTACGGAGATAACGAAGGAATTTTTATCGCGCCTTCTGTTAATTCACTTTGTGTTACTGTGATGTTTTGATAATCGGAATCGGGCAACACATTATAAAGAATTGTGTTTGGGGTATTATCGTCAATAATTAATTCACACCCGCTTAAATCGGTATCTGTTTTAACATCAACTGTACCGGTCAGTCTAATAATCCCTTTATGTTGTCTAACAGGATACCCGTATTGATTAGCGAAATCATGCGCTGCTTTAATGGCTGCGGTATCATCAGCAACACCGTCTAAAACAGCACCAAATTGTTCATATGTTACAAACGTTCTTTTCGATAAAATTCCAATTTTATTGTCGATTTCTGCACTCAACCTAGTATCTACTTCATTCACCGGCCCAGCATCTATTTGTTGTATTTCCCCCCAATACCCGTCATAAAAACGATAGACTTTCCCGGTATCTCTAACGAAAACCGTATGACCTATTTCCGGATTGGGGTAGATCGTTGCAATATCTGCATAAGTGTTAACGGGTTCAAGCCATATCAACTTTCCGCTGTCAATAACTGCTTGCGTCGCTTCTTCGATCGCTCTGTCTTGTATATTATACAACTCTTTGAAATTTTCGTTTATATTGTTGCGGTTTTCTCGATCCCATCTAGTTCCGATCTCTCTTCGTGCCATTGACATCCCTCCGGTTATAAGTAGTAAAACCTAAAATCAAACTCTATAATCGCTCTACTAGCGCCATAAATTTGAAAATCATTCCAACCGGGCGATAGTTCTATAAACCCCTTATTCGTTTTTCGTAAAAAATTAAGACCATTTGATGTGATATTCGGACCGTCTAAAACGATTGTTTGCGTATCAGAAACAGCTTCGTTTACACGGAAAACCGTTCCGTTTGTAAGATTACGTAACTCAAAATAACTGGACGAGCCTATAACTTGTTTAATCGTAATCTTTAAATCTTGTTGGAACGGATGAATCGACACGTTTCCAGCATTGTAAATCCGAAAACTAGTTCCAGTATGCGTATATTTTAACGCTTCATCCTCGGCAATCAACCCCATACCGAAACCCCACAACTCGTCATCTGCGTTAATTCCGTTTTCTTGAATGTCTTGCGTTGTGCCGATAGATTCGGCTAATGGAAGTTCGGTTGTTTCAAAGACTAATTCCCCTTCACCATCTTTTTCAATTTGTTCAATATCAAAGGTGTTTTGCAAACGAACTAAATATCGTTTTCCTCCAACAAATTGATTTATGCTATCGTCATCCATTTTTGGAGGTTCAGGTGGATCAACAAAGGCATATGACAGCTTCTTAGCCCTTCGCATTTCTCGTATATAATACGATTCCGTATCGTTTACTAAGCTGAATAAAACATCGCGTAATAATGGAAAATCCATCAAATCACGTGCTCTTAAAACAAAAGGAACAGTGATTGTACGAGTGCTATAAGTAGCACCGTAATCAATGTTCCTATTACTTCCTTCGACCTTTCCATATTCACTTTCAAGAGGTATTGACGACACAATAAAATCCTTCACCAAAATGTCAAATTGCTCCAAGGTGAAGGATTCGCCATTCTTTTTGGTTATTTGTACGTCCACACATCAAAACCTCCTTAATGTCGCATTCACTGCGTTCACTTCGTTAATATCCTCAACAAACGCTTCAAACTCTCTATTTCCTAGCACTAAAGTGATTTGTGCCGGTTGTCTGTTTACCTTTAATTCGTTGCTAAAATCAAAATTCATTTGCCTTTGTGATTGAGAATGAATATTTCTCACTTGCCCCGCTATATCCACTTGTGGCATTTCACCGTATAAAGCGTCTGTTAAATTAGCCATAGAACGGACAGCAACATTTTTACCCTTATCAATTGCTTGTGCAATTGATTGAGCAATTTGGATATCCATAATGTCGCGTAATGCCCCTTCTTTTGCAGGAGAGAACGGCAAGAAATTTCGGATTTTTTGGGTGACACCGCTAATAGCATCGGTAACTTTTCCTACCGCATTTTTAATTCCATCAGCAATCGATGTCACGATGTTTTTACCCGCGTTGTAGAAATCCTTTATTTTGTTTTTTACTGCATTATAAGCGTTGTTTATACCAGTTTTTACTGCTGATGATACTTTATTAAATGCATTTGATACGATACTTCTCAATGAATTAAACACGTTGCTAATAACATTTCTAATCGTATTTACTACACTTGTTACAACGCTTCTAATTCTATTCCAAACTGTAGATATAACACTGCGAATTGCATTCATGATTGTTGTTACAGAGTTTCTAACTACTCCGAACCCTCTGCTTACAAGACCTTTAACAAAGTCAATTGCATACATAAATACCAATCTAACGGTATCCCATTTATCTTTAATTACATTAATAAACGTCTTAGCAAAACCTTTTACTAACTTAACAATTTTTCCAACAAATGATAATTGAATAAAGTTCCAAATAAACTGAACTGCACCCGACAAAATCTTTTTAATACTACCCCAAAGTGCGCTCCAATTTCCTGTGAATAGTGCGGCGAAAAATTCAATAATGCCTGTAATAACATCTATCGCACCTTGGATAACTCCTTTGATAGCTTCCCAAGTATCTACAACCAAGAACTGAATGATCGGCCAGACTACTCGCATGACTGCCAAAATAACAGTCATAAAATTCTGTACCGCTTGACTAATCATTTCGCCATGTTCCTGCCACCAAGAAACAAGATTGCCCCAAATTGTCATGATGAAATTGACTACTTCTTGGAAAATCGGAACGGCAATATCCCATATCGTGGTAAATACTTCTTGTAAGTAGTTTTTGCCTTCATCGAATGCCGGAAGCCATTCCCTAACGGTATCCACAACTGATTTAAGCCAATCAATGGCGATAGGGAGGTTTGTCACTACAAAGTTAAAGAAAGTCTGTATTCCTGATTTCACTGTATCCATTACACCGGAAATGCCGCCAAAACTAGCAAGCGATTCATCAATCACTCCGATTACATCCGCAACACCTTTGACAATTGCTGTACGAATGTTCTGCCAAGATGTAGCAATACCGGTACTTCCTTCTCTTGCCATGTCTGCAAATCCGCCGGTTTCATTCGATAATTCAATTAATTTGTTATTGAATTCATCGAATGTTATTTCTCCTGACTTCAAAGCTTCATATAAGTCATTTTGTGCGGATCTTCCCGTATAACCGAATGCTTCGGCAACTTTGTTTAACGCGATTGGCATAGTTTCTTGTAATGTGCGCCATGATTGCAAATCAACCGTTCCAGTTGCCAACATTTGAACATATTGTTCTAATCCACGACTTGCATCGGCAGTACTTGCTCCACTGGCAAGAAAAGCGTTGTTCAATGCTAATGTTGTTTCAACCGCACCATCTAAGTCACCTGTCATGGTTGCTAAACGTTGGGCTGTTCCAGTAACTTCATCAAGTGCAGTAGGCAGACCGTCAATGCCATCAGCAAGCTTTTTGATGGCTTTTTCTGACTCTTCAGCACTAAATCCCATCAATTCCATAACTCTAGGGAAGTTGTTTAGTGTATCAAAACGTGATATCGCACCACCGATTGAGTTTCTTATCGCATTAAATGCACCAATGACAACCGCACTCCCTGCGATTGCTTTAAGCATGGAACCGATGCTTATTGATGCATTTTTAGCCGATTTATCTATACCTTGTACACTTTTCGAAGCATTTTGGAAGTCTTTGGAGAACTGACTTGCTCCAGATGCCTTTAAGACGGCTTCAACACTGTATGTTTCCGCTATGGTAACCTACCCCCTTTCCTTATTCACCATTGCAGCTAGTTTCGCCATTTTGCGCTGGTGAGGGGTTATAATACTTCGTTTTGGCTTTTCGACTTCTTTTAGTCGTTTTTCGTAGTCAAAGAAATCTTTAAAAGACTTATAAACTGGAACATGTTTATTCCCTTGTTCCTTTGTTGCGGTTACTGCATGATTCAACCACGCTTGCAAGTGCATCTCATATTCCTTGTCCACTTGTGCAAGCCTATAAGCTTTCATTCGCATTTGATACTCATAAAGGGTTAAAATCTCTATATCTTTTAAGCTGGTAAAACCTAAATATCGAAAACAATTTAAAATGATTTCCTCATATTGGTCCTTTGAGCTTAACCTTCTTATCCGTTTACTGCTCCTAGCTTTTTGAATCGTTCGATTGTCGCTTTCGTCACCTTTGACTTTCCCAATTCTTCAAGAACATCTTCAAAAAGTTGTTCTAATCCATCGTTTTCTTCTGCATATTCTTCGATAGCTTCCTCAATTTGTTTCATTTTTGGAGGACTGGATTCATGAGATACTGCCGCTTTGATAACCTCAGCTAATGCGGTTGGGTTGAACTGTTGAAGATTCATGAAAGCCATGTTTACACCCATACCGAATTCCAATCCCTCATAATTGACTGTGTATACCTTGTCCAATTCACGAATGAATTTAAGACCGAATTTTAACTCGTACTCTTTACCTGCAATCGTGAATTTCATTTAAATCATCCTTTCTAGTATTTTTAAACAAATAAAAAAGAGAAGGATTGCTCCCTCTCTTAAACTGCTGCTGTTGTATCGCGGAATGCGTACTGAACGGCTGCTTCTTGTTCGGCTGTTAATGTTGCATATCCGAATTGTGGTTCTAGTTCTACAATAAAGTTACCCGATACCGTTGATTCATCCTCTGCCCCCGCTGAGTCTTCCCATGAATCTAAATACCCTTGACAATAAACCGCAGGATACTTACCATCCGTGTCTTTTAATTCCTCATCAACAGTAACTTCCCATAACTCCAATTTTTCACCTTTTAGAACAGCATTTCGCAACATATCACGAACTGGATCATCTTTCGCTTGAATTGCTTCGATACTAACCTCAGATTCTAGTTCACCAACTTTAATAATCGTCCCATCTTTTGTAACGATACGGTCTAACGAGCGTGAATAAGAGAATGTGTGTTCTGTTTGGAATGCGAGTTTAGCAGCTTCGGTGTTTTGGTCTGCTAATCTGCGGAATAACAAGACTTTATGTTTACCTTCCATCATTTCCATGTGCATAACCTCCTAATTAAATCTAAATTCAATTTCAATAATTCCATGCAGTAATGGTTCACCAGTGGAATTATCAATCATCGTTTGTGCGTTTATATTTCTAACCGCTAGATAATAGTTTCCCGCCTTCTTTAACTTGCGGAATTCACGTTTTAAAGTGTTCATCATATCCGTTAATTCGCGCCTTTTCTTGTAGGTATGGTAAATATGGATTGTTTGGTTAACCAATCCGTAAATAACACTTTTTGTTGGTATGTCTTGGTCAAACTGTTCACCAACAAATACGAATGGATATGCAACATCTTTAGCTGGTAAGTATGGATAAGTGGAATATCCTAAATTCAAAGACGTTGCAAAAACAGCGTCATAAACGGATTGCTGTGGTGACTTCACTCAATCACCTCATTTCATAATGCGTTTCATGTCTTGGTTGAATTTCCGCTTTTGCTTGTGGAATGCTTTTCCAACAAATCGGCGTGGATAGATCCATCTAGTGCCAAACTCGACATAACCACTGTACTCAGCGTGACTGACAACTTTTGCAGTAAATCCGTTATCCTCAATATGCAAGTTAATGTTTCGTTTTAAGTTACCAGTATCGACTGGCGCGTTTCTTTGTGCGCCTCTTTGAAGTTCCGAACCGTTCATCTTAACAATGTTTTTAACGTCATTAAGATTGGCGTTTCGTTTCAATTTACTGACTAATTTATCCGCGCCATTAACCGTTAAACCACCTCTAGCCATTGGAAACAACTCCTTCCAAATAAAAAACGCCTTTCCGGTAATCGGATTGGCGCATGACGTTGTATTTTTGGTTGTCGATAAGGACATAATCAAATGGATCCGTGTACGGTTTTTGCAATCTAGCCACGGTCACCAACTTGTCTATTTGCCCAAATAGCTCATTTGTGCGGTTTATTCCTAGAGTCGATAGATTGCAAGGTTTAGTGGTTAAAATCGGCTCTCCTTCTACGAATTCGCCTTTTACAGGGTCATAATAGGAATCAGTCTCTTTAACGAAAGTGATACGGTCATTAAATCTCATAAAAATAACACCTTTCCTCGACCTGTAACCCCATTATCGGCTTTATGAGCGTTAATGACATCCTCGTAGGGAACAAACTCGTCTTTCAAGTCATAAAAGGTTACACTATGGCCTTCAACTTCTTCTGACTTCATACCTTCCGTACCTAATCGGTTAAAACGACGAACGGTGATTTCTTCAACAATGTAATTTAGTTCGATTGGAATATCTTTACCTAGTAACGCTTTTAAGTGGCTTGAAACATTCTCCATGATGATTGTAATTACTTCATCCTGGAGATTATCTTCAATGCCTAAAATGGTTTTAATTCGTTCTAACATGGTTATTCACCACTTTTCTTTAATAAAAAGTGAAGGAGATTATGCTCCTCCACTTGTAGTTTGAGGAATGGTGTTGAAACGGAATTTTACGATACGGACTGCTTTTGGCTCATACACACGAGTCCAGCGTGCACCAACAGCAATTTCAGCATTTGTAGGGAATTCATCAGTAACCCCACCTTCATTCCATTTAATGCCACGTGGATGCAAGATGAAGATACGACGATTAATCAATACTTCTTCACCAGAATAAGATTGTTTGTTACGGTCAACTTCTGTTGGAATAATTCGTGGGTGCGATCCGTTACCAAGCGCAATAGCACCTTGGCCAAAAATGTACATTTCTGCTACACCTGTATTAGTGTCATATGGCATAGCATCATCAACAATCACACGTTTACCCATAAAGTATGGAATTGGTTGACCTTGTTGTGATTGCGGCACATATTCAATTAAGTCTTGTTTACGTAACTCTGTTTCTACTGCTGAGTGCATCATAACACCCGTTAATAATTCTTTAGCATCACCCATTTTTTGGATGGCATCAAGGAATGTATTAGCGTTGAGTGTTCCTTTGTCACCTTCTTCAGAAGTAACATCATGTACTTTACTAGCCATCGAAGAGCTTTTAAACACTCCATCAAGTGTTGCTAATAAAATTCGTTGCATGTCACGAGACCAGTATGAAGCTACTCGTTGACCAATAGCTCGCATTGGATCATCGCCAGATAGCAATGCGGATAATCCGTTAGCACCCCAAGCATTAACACGAGCATGTTTTCGAGCAATATCTTGTCCAGTTGTAATTTTATTAATGGACATATTTCCTTCGTCTTTCATAACTTGAGATTCATCATTACCTAAATCATTCCAGAATGGCATATTAATAAGTGTATTTGGACCACTTGCTAATTCATCAAACTCACTGTTATTTTCGATAATTCCACTTTGCACTAAAGCAGATTTTTCCATTGTTTGTTGAATTGTATAAGGTGTAAAAATTTCCGGTTGTATAACATCAATTAAACGTGTAGTCATTTATAATCCTCTCCTTTTTTATAGTCCGTATTTTGCTGGATTTACTCCAGCTTGAATCATTAATTGTTTTGCTTGTTCGGGGTTTTCCCTGATAAGTTTACCTTGTTCAGTTAAGTTGAAATGTTCTTTAGAAAATGGGTTTTTGTTAGAAATTTGCCCTCCACCAGCAGGCGGTGTGTCTTGACGTAATTTTTCCTTTACTGCTTCATTAACTGCCTTATCAAACGCATGTTTGAAGTTATTAATGTTTTCGAGTGTTTTTTCAGCGTTATCAGCAAGTAAGAAATCAGCGAATTCTGCTGGCAAGCCTTTATTGTTCAAATCAGCAATTGCATCAGCCTTTAATTCTTTAAGCTCTAATTGACGCAAGCGCTCTTGAAGTTCTTCCTCACGCTTACGAAGTTCTTCTTCTTTACGCTCCCTTTCGGAAAGCTTGGCCAAGCGTTCGGCTTCCTTCTTTTCTTGCTCTAATCGTTCACGAAACTTTTCTTCCCACTCTTGTTGTTTCTTTTTAAGAACTTTATCAAGTCTGCGGTCAGCTTCAGAATCGATTTTTCTTTGCAATTCTTCTGGTGTAAGCTCTAATACTTCTGGCTCTCCTTTTCCGCCTTGCCCTGGCTCAGCACCCGGGTTATCTCCACCAGGCTCTCCACCTTCTCCTGGCTCAGCAAAGAATTGTAAATTTAATTTATACGGTAAAATATTTTCAAGTTTCATAGTTTCATTTCTCCTTTCCCTCACACGCTTTTATCCCTAAATGTTTCAATGTATTAAATAAGCCCCAAAAACGCCAAAATTAGCCCTTTCACGACTTACCTAATACATTTAGTCCATTTAGTTCTAAAAACCCGTGAACGATTGTTTTTTTGCATAAAAAATAAGCAGTTTAACGACTTACTCAGGTCAATAAGAATTAATGATTTTTATAGTCCTCTCGCTCTTAAATCAGCGTCCCATGCTTCACGATCAACATAAGCCGCCTGGCTACAACGACAATTCGGATGCATAGGGTAAGCATTAACGCCTACTTGTGCTTCATCTAGATTAAATATTTTTCCATCTAGCTTTTTACATATAGGACAAGCGTCTGGCTCTGCGATGTACTCATATTGCTCTATTTCAGCTTTTTTCATGCAGTCCTGGAATACATCTTGTTGTACTCTTGCTAATTCTGTTCGTAATAGCCTTTCTGAATTATAAACACTCGTATCAAAAACCTTTCTTAAATCCCTTGCAAGCTCCCGCGGATTCTTCCCTTGAAGGATTCCACGGTTTAATAGCTTGTCCAACTCTTGCCTTAATGCATCTTGGTTAGCCCAAATCCTATCTGACCATGTGGCAGTTAAAAATGAAGAATTAACGATAGATTCAATATGTTTTTCGTTATAAGCGATTGATTGACCTAAAATACCCGATTGTCGTTCGTATTCTGCCTTTGCTTGTTTGGTGAGTTCTTCATACAGGAAGCGATCTTCATCATTCAGCAAGGCATATAATTCCAATTCCACGTTTAATTTCAGCAATTCTAAGCGATTGACCTTCATTGTTAAATTGTAAATAGCCATTTCGCTATTCGCTTTATCCGTAAACGCCATCCATCGAAGAAAAGGAATTTTCGTGTGCGCTAGCTTTACATACCTTGCCGCTTTCTTAGCGTATTTCTCGATATCAAGCTTTCTAGCACGCTTTCTCACTTCATCAATAGAAATACCCTCTTTATCAGCATAACGACCATAGAAGACTTCTATTTGCTGTTGTATTTCCTCCAAAGCTTCCATGTATTTTTGTCGAAGTCGCTTTGCTAATTTGGCATCGTTTTTGATGGATTTTTTGATATGTTCAAGTTCACGGTCACGCCAATAATTATTCGTCATTGTCTGTCACTTCTTCATTCTCATTTCTAAACCTTTCAAAGTCATAGATTGATTGATTTAATTTATTTTCCGCCTCAATCTTTTCAAGTTCTTCTCTCGGATTTTCAACAAGAGAGAGAACACTCAAAGTTGTTTCATCAGACAAACGACCGCCTAACTTAACAAACAACTCAACTTCTTCTTTTAATGACTTCGGCAAGTTTGGTGTAAATACAATTTGAATGTCATTAACATCAAACCCACCTTCGCTTGCTCTTGTCATAACGTTATTTATCAATCGGTAACGACCTCTTAATGCCTTCTTGAATAAGCGTTCTTTTATAGACCTAACTTGTTCCAGACCAAATAACTTATATTTCATTGATTCCCCAGATTGAGTGCCGCTGAAATGTTCATCGTTAAGGTTAGGTGTGTTCGTAAACTTGTGAATATCCTCAGCAAGTCTATCCTTGTAAGCTTCTGTTCCTTGAACATCATATTTTTTGTAAATATAATCAGCATCAGCTTGTGACGCTCTCCCATCGGTACCCGGTTCAGTCTGTAGCAACAAAATGTTATGCTCTTTCATTTGTTTTGCGGTTTCAACATCAATGTCCAAATTACCAATGATTTTAAGCATAGCGTCATTAAAATCGGTCATATAATTGGCCGTATCTGATTGAGCAGCATCATATAAATCTATTAAATTTAAAACATCTTCAAAATCTCCTTGTCTAAATTTATTGTTCATGTACTCAATGATTGGAACACCTTCAAAATAGTGATCCTCTTCTTTTTCTAACGTTAATCGATAAGAATATTCATCTTTTGTCGTGTAATGGTAGATCATTGAGTCGGTATATAAATAAATATTCAATGTATCGTCATTAAATTGATTATTGAAATAACGAACTCCTGCAATCGGATTCATTTCAACGGTATCATCATAAATGACAAAAGTTTCTTTTACGTCTAATACAGTAAAACGGATTTCATCCCGTTTATTTCGGTATAACAATTCATAAGCTCGTCCGTAAATAGATTGAGCAAGTACCAAATCGCTGTTATGTTCATCTGCATCGTTAATTCTGTTGATTTCTCTCAATTGTTCATTAATTTTTTCATCCGGATAATTTGTTTTTAGAGGGACACCGACCATATACCCCTGAATAAATTGAGAAACATATTTTGCAAAGTTATGAGTCGCTCTATGGTCTGCCAAATGTTCCTCTTTTCGTCTGTTTGCTTGTAAAATCGTTTCGTTATTGCCTTTGTAATAGTTTTCTAGAGTTTGCAACCTTGGTCTTTGATATTGCATATGATGTTGAACCATATCGGATAAGTCCTCTAAATTTGCAATTAAATCATCAGCACTAGAATATCTATAGTGAATGTTTGCTTCATTGGAAAAACGTTGTTTGTTAGACATGTCATCCCTCCTTTACAATCCAAGTGTTTGTAATGCTTTGTATTTGTCTTTCATATCCTTCAAGTCAACCACTTCATAATCATCAAGTGCATACCAAATAGCACTCAATGTATGCGGGTCAATGTTGAACTCGTCATAAATCGTGTTTCCGTGCCTATCTTTTTTGTAAGTTAGGTTTTTCAGCTCTCTAATTGTGTTTTTGCATTGGTCCGAACAAATGATTTTGCGAAACCTTCTCATTTTCTTAGTGTTTTGCAAACGTGAGCCTGGTGGCTTGTAAGCCCCTCTAATGTTCATCCCTCTTTGTCGTAAGTAATAAATTGTTTTTGGCTCTGCTGAATCACCTTTTACAAGCTCTTTAGTTCTCGTGAATTCTTCTAAATCCTCAGCAATTTCAACATCCGTTTTTCCTTTGCTGTAGTATTCCCAATAGATATATAGAATTTTTTCCTTATCATCGATCGCCACTCTGATTAATGCGTTAAATGATTCCTCAAAACCAAAGTCCATTCCAGCCTTATAAATCGGCTTGTAAACAGCATTAATTCGCTTCATTACCTCGTCATGAGGCATTGTTTCAAAGTTAGGCAGTACTTTCTTTCCAGAAACACCAAAACGACCTTTCCTAGCCACTCGGTAAAGGTCTAAATCATAAACTTTGGTTTTTTCTAGTTCATCAATATAGCTTTTTGGCAAAAATAAATTGTCGTCTGCGATTGAATGATGATAATACGTATCGCCAACGACAACAGTACGCTTTTCATATAATTCTTCATCATCCAAGATTACCAGTTCATCATCCTGGCCTTTATTTCGGATAAAGAAATGTGAATACGTCCAATTTCCTTCGTCAACTGGGTTAGTTGATAGAATCATATGAAGGCTTAATGATGGATGTCGTAAACGTCCAATAAGTTCTTTAAATCCTTCATATTTGATTTCTGAACATTCTTCTAGCCAAATGATTGATACGTTATGAATGGACTTTAATTTCTCTGGTTTATCCATCCCTTTAAAAATGACTTTTGAGCCATTTGAGAAACGTATTTGCATTGGAGATGTTACGGCTTGTATTTTGTTCTCAAGCCCTAAATCGGCTATAATTTCCTCGAATAAAGCGAAACAGGATTCTCTTATCGTTTCATAAACTTCCCGAACGACAAGCGCCGTCCTTTTTTCTTGCAAAAGCTTCAATAGGATTTTTAATGCAACATGATAACTCTTTGACGATCCATAACCACCGACAAGGAAATAATATTTGTGTTTCCAATCGAATATAAAATCTTCAAAATGTGGATTGACTTCTTTTTCAATCATTCTTTTTCACCTTTTCGTTTTATAACAATCTCGATTGGCTTGTCGTTGCTATCATCATTCAATTTTTCTAATTCAGCCTTAGTCTTTTCGATATTCAATTGCATTTGCTCCAACTTCAGTCGTCTCTCATCATCTTCTGTTGCTAATTCATTAAATTGCTTAATTAAAGAACGCAATTCACTCATAGCTCTTGATTGAGCATTAAGAAAAGTTGCGTGCTTATCCCAAGCGAACTGCAATTCATACTCTCTTTCTTCTGTGTTTTCCGTGTATTTTTCCCTTTTTAAATGCTTTGTGAGATCATCCTTATTCTTAACAAACATGATTTGCTGCGCCCTAATAATTGCAGCATACTGAATCATGATCTGGTCCCATATCAAATCTGCTGGAGATTTTTCATCCAGCATTCCCATGATCTCAAGCGTTTCTTGTGGGATATATTTGGAAAAAAATCCGTGCTTTTTGGCGTTTTGGTTATTTTTTGGAGCACCGTGACCTTTAGCATTTTGATTGCCGACTTGACCACCACGTTTTTTTGTGTGCACACTTTTTTCTTTTGTATGCACACCATCACGGGACCATTTATATCGGGTCTTCCAGGACTTCACCGTGTTTATGGTGACACCATATTTTTCGGCAATCTCTTTATATTTCATGCCTTTCAGATAATCCTGATAAGCCAATTCCTTTTGATCGGCCACTACATTTCACCCACCTCCAACTGATATTCGTTTGTTTTGCAAAAGAAAAAGCACCCGATTATTCGGATGCTTTAATAAATACGTTTTAGAATTTTTTCACTCACAATTTCGATAATGTCCTTTAACATATTTGCTTTTTCCTCTTCGTTCCCTCTGTTGATTATTAAACAAATATCATATAAAATTTGTCTCATTTCTTCGTCGCTCATTCTTTCAATAACTTTTTCCAATTGCCCTTGATAACTCATTCATATCCTCTCCCTTCGCCTACTAAATTCGACAAAAGGAGACATTTTCCTGCATTTTTTAATCTAAGTGCTATGGCTCAGCACTCCGCCCCGTTCCTACCTCATATTTTAAACGAAAAATCCACTTGTAAAAAATTCGTCAAAAACGTTAAAATCGTCAAGTTTGTCAAGGATTTAAGTACATTTTGACAGCTAATTTACGTACAGCTTTTTCTTTTATTTCAAATACTGCTTGTTTGGAAATGCCTAATATTTTTCCGATTCGACTTAAACTAATTCTATCCATACAGCCTTCTATTACGATTCTTTCTTTTTCATCATCTAGAGTTGCAACCGCATCTTCTAAGCGTTTCACAGTTTCTATATATCTCTTAATCCTGCTTTCTTCTCTTACTTTTTTCTGCACTGCTCCATATGTTGGATCACTATTAAATCCTACTGCTTTGGGAAGTGACGCTTCAACTCCGTATTGTGAAGTGACAGAAGATATATAATCCTCTACATCTTTTTCGGTTATCTGATTGGACATCCAATAATAATTTTTTATGTCACGGTTTACTTTCCGAATTGCTTCAACTGTAATTTCCACATCTTCTATTGTCATAGCCATCTAACCACTCCCATCTTTGTTCTTTTCCGCCTGTTTCTTAAGTAGGTTATAAGCTCGATTGTCTTTGTGTTCTTCAGCGTGACATGAAGCACATAACAACTCCAAATTATCCAACTCAGTTCTTCCACCTTTGGAAAACTCCACTATATGGTGAATGTGTAAATTTTCTGCGCTTCCGCATCTTACGCACTTGTTATTGCACTTCTCATAAACTTGTTTTCTTAGTTTTGCTCCTATTGATCTACCATCATTAAAAGTCTTGCTTTTTCCATCTACAATTTGTCTAAATTGGTGAACATGATGCATATTGCATGAGAGGTATTGCATGTACTTTCCAGCCAATGGCGGTGGAACAGGTATATTATTATCCTTTTCTATCATTTTTAAGTACCAAACTTCTTCTCCTGTAACCTTAGACATCTCTTTTATAGACTTTCTTCTCAATAATCTCATTCCCATCAACTCTGTACCGTAAATCTCTTCCTTCCACCAAGGCATAGCTTTGTTACCAATAACATTTTCGTCTATCTTTCTCATTGACTTCATATCCCCTTTCTTGTTATGATACGTATATAAGTATATACGTATATTATATAATATTATTTTGCTTTAAACAAGAAAGGATGTTCGGTATGAGAAAGAAATTTACCACTACATTGGATGAGAAGATTATTAAACAATTAAAACAATATGCTCTGGATCGCGATACAGATGCAAGTAAGGTAATAGAAAAAGCTTTGAGAGAACTTTTTGACAAAGAGAAGAAGTAAATTCTTCTCTATTGTTCATTTTCTCGCCCCTCTCTCGCTTTTTTTATCCGCGACCCAACCAAAACCTCTTACACAACGTTTAAAAGGACAAACATTGCCTGTCAATAGCCAAAAACATCCTTTACAATGGTCATCAATAACTCGAATTTTCATTGTTCCATCTCCTTTCAAACAAAAAAGGACACCAATCCCGCTAATGCGTGATCAGTGCCCCGGTTGTTCCGGTAGCGAATATATTGTTAAAATCGCTTGTCTTTCCATTCACAAACAGGCGTCTCCAAGTCTGCCCTTATAGTCTTTGTGACCTCTTCTCTAGCTACTTCAATCAATTTTTGTCCAATTGTAGAATTATGTCCCAAAACTTTAGAAACGGCTGTACCTATACCATCCATAGCACTTTCAATTATCATTTCTTCAAAATCAGGCCTTACTCTTCCGATATTAGGTATATCCAAAGTGGCTGTACGTATCATGTTCTTACCTCCATTTTGTTATTTCTTCGTATAACTAATCTCGTAATAAATCGGCTTACCATTCTGCCAATTGATGATCTGCTTTCCAAATCCATTCCCCGGAACGTCTACTTTCTCCAGCTTTCCATCTATCACTCTATAAACAGCATTTTCTAAAAGGCTAATCTCAGCCGTCATTTTTTCAATGTTGATATTCACCGGAATCCCTCCCGTGTAGTATACTTTTATTAAGCCCACGCACATTGCCGGGAGAGATCTCGGCGATTTTTCTTTATCGATCAACTACTTTCTTCTTCCAGCTCTCCACTTCCAATCCACAACGCCAATCCTTTTCGGTCTATTGGAAAGATCGCACTTCCATCCTGTGCGAATACGTTCTAGCTCATCTTGAGAAAGTTTATAGACTTTTACTTTCCCATGCATTCCGTTCCCTCCATAACTTCTTTCAATTTTTCGTAAATAAAACTTCTCGTACCTGGACCGCCCTCATTCATCCGATCGATGCATTCTTTTATTGCGTTCTCATATCGTTCAATCTTGTCTAACATGTGCCGGCGATTGAAAATAGCACCGGTATTCTCATATTTCATTTCGTAATATTCCGCTTTGGCTTGTGCTTGCTTATATTTGTCTCTCCAATATTCACAACCTTCATCTGCTTCAGCCGCTATTCTTGTTAGCTTTTCAATTTCCTGCTGCTGCTGATTAAATTTCGCATTAACATAAACATCGACTAAATGGATGACAGAGATTTCGATTAAATCTAATTGTGAATCGTCAATGTTAGGAACAATCGCTCTAATATCCTTCCGTAACTCAAGATTATTGAATTTAATCTCGCTCATTTCGCTCCCTCCAATGCTTCTTTTGCGATAGCAACAGCATCATCTATGTCGAGTGGAAATATCGATATAACGATATTTTCCAAAGCCTTCTTATACCGTTCTGCTTTCTCCGCCTGCTCTATGAGCCATTCGATTGTTTCAATATCTGACTTTTCCACTTTTATGGGTTCATTGACTTGGTAAAAATCTTTCATTTCCGACACTATCTTTTTTGCGAGAACTAACATTCTGTAGCTCATTCCGATCCCCCCAATAACTTGTATATGTTGCCCTCGTATATGTTGCCGATGACTTCTGTTTCAACATCTGATAAAAGTTCGTCAAGCAAGTCTCCTTTCAATGATTCAACGTAAAATGCGCCTTGTTTATAAACAATTTTATCTATTGATTCACCATTATCCGATTTCACAATATCGCCCTCATAAATCTCCTTACCGTTCTTGTCTTTTAAGCCTGTGTATTGCATAACCTCTAGTTCTTTACCGTTTTTTTCGATCGCAAGACTTAATTGGCAGGATTGAATAAACTGATTTTTACCAATAAAACATTTGTCAAACCATCCCCTTTCATTTGGATAAACCATTTTATTTAATTGATTGCTCCATACACGAAACTTTATTTCTCTCATCTTAACCACCTCCGAATTGCTTCAAGAAAAACTCCCGAATTTTCCATGCTGTCTTTTCTCCGATGCCTGGGATTTCTTCGAGCCCTTCAAGAATCTTCACTAAATGCTCAATATCCGATTTCCGCTGCTCCCGTGCCCCGGCTGAAAATCCCTTGTTCCAAGCTTGCATGACTTGATCAGCCACTTTTCCATTTTTGCGGGCAGGAAAAGCAATTGTTTCCCTGCCACGTTTGATTTTCCGTAGTGATTTGCCCATGAGATCACCTTCATCGTTCGGATTATTTTCGTAATGTGCATTAATCTTCTTCTTTTTCTACAATCATTTTTTCAATTTGCGGTTCGTCAATTTCTTTTGAACAATGCCAACAAATAGAAACATGGCTATTTTCAGAATCCCAAGCAATTTGTTCAGCTTCTTCTTTGTTATTTGCCTCAAATTCTCCAATATATTTCGTTCCTGTTACAACACCATAAACTTTGTATTTTGGCATAAAATTCACCCTTTCTTATTTCACAGTTTGAATCAACCCCGAACCTTTGGAATCTCCGTTCCTCCCAAATGCTTACATTCATATCCCATTCGACTACAGCACTTCTTGAACAAGCGACAGCGTGTCATGCACGCCATCAGCTTGTCCTCACGAATCATCCATGCCGGACGGTCGTCTGCGATCAAGACGTTTTGCATCATTAATACCCCCTAAGCCTTTTGGACAAGATCTGATAGTCTCTTACTTGCGTTTTGGATAGTTTGCAATGTTTCTATAAATTGAGGAGGAACAGAAGTTGATAAAGCATGATCCAATTCACGTGCCAATTCCCATTTATTCACTCGCAGCCCATGTTTTCTCATAATTTCTCTGACATCTTCAAACAGTTTTTTGTCTCTTTCAAACATTTCTTTTTCTCTTTCCAAACGTGCGATTTTGTACTCTAATTCTTTAAGTTCTTTTGCCATTTTAGAAGAGACTTTCAGACCTAACTGGCTTCTTGAAATCTTGTCTTCAACATATTGCTCAAAGTATTCTCTTTGGCTGCTAAAGAAAGGATGTTTCTCATTTTCAAGCCGACTCAAAATGATGTAGTAAAACATATCAGTCGGCATTTCTATGTTTTTAAATTTTGACTTTTTCTTAGTGTAAAGGGATTGCTTTTCTGGGTTGAACCAAACTAACCCAACATCCTCTGGTAGTTCTTCCGGCTGTATCAGACCAGTCGGACAAGCAAAATAGAATCTATGACAATAATTCATATAGACTGGCCACTTATCGTCGTTAAGAAAATCCTGTCTCGAAACCTTAATTTCGTAACCTGTAATACAAGGCTTTGTCCAACTCTTTTTGATTGCTAATGCATCAATAATTGCTAATTCAGCATTCGTCCATGTCGAACCATTTTTTACTTCAGTAAGAAAGAAATCTTCATGATGTTTTTTACCTAAAGCACGTTTAATTTCATGGGCCCTTACCTTCATTTACTCACCTTCTTGGTCTGTTTTCTCCGCTTTTTCAATTCATCCAATTCAATCCAACCCCCGTATTTTTTGACATATGTAATTAATCTGAGTTTGTGGGGATATTTTTTCTCAAATAACTTTCTCTTAATCTTGAAAGCTTCGGTTTCAATCCCTTTCACATCAACTACTTCAATGCTTCCATCCAGATGATGCACTTCAAAATCCGCGATATACTCTATTTTTCTATAAGACTTGCCATCTTTTTCAAATGCTTCTTGGAGCAAATACCTTGGCTGTAATCGAAAAAACAATATTTGCTTGTTATTCTGTAACCATTTCAATTGCTCATAATATTTTGCTTCGATTTTGCTATCAAACACATGACCATCAATTTCAACTTTCTTGGACTTATATTTGGCTTGTGCCATCAGTATCCACTCTCCTGGCGCTGGTGATTGACGGCATTTTTCTCCAAATAGGCTTGTTCGATCTCCGACCATGTGAAGCCAAACGTAAGTCCTAAACTTAAGAAAATAGTTAGTAAACTTATATAATCGTATTTTTCACGAAATTTTAATTCACATGAGTACCTATTCAAAACGATAAATGAATCAACTATATTCCCTGGATCTTCTTTAGCATTAAACAAAATATCTTCAATTTCACTATCTGTTAATTCGCTAACAATGTCATTCCCAATCGACAAGATGAAGTGAAGACAATCTACATATTCCTCGAGGAGTGTATTGGGTCCAATATATTCAACAACGTCATGACCCAAATTTTCGTCATAATGTACTGATGGAATTCCTATTCTCGGCGCCTGGTCATGGCTCCAAAACTTAAACCCTCGCCACTCATTAGCTAGTTCTCCGAGTTCAACCTGTAACGCTAGTATCTTTTTAGCTAACCGATCTTCACCTTCTTGTCTCGGATGTTCCCGTTCAATCCTTTCGTCCAGCTGGCGTTGCAGTTCAAACAACTTTGATAGATTCATCGTTCATCCTCCTAAAACAATATTCCGATCAAAAAACCTATTACCAAACCAGTAAAAACGCTAAGCATTGCAAAAAACGCATAAGTCATAGTGTATGTTCTCATGATTGCACCGCCTTTTCTTTAGCTAAAAGATGAAGCAATGTATAATAATCAAGGTCATAGATTGATTGATTTTGATATTGATGAATCCCAAAATCTTTAAGCTGTTGGATGATAATTTGCCGTTTCAACTCTTGATTAAAAGAAATGGTTTCAATCCTCAATCTTTGACATCTCCTTCCCGATCTTGATTCTCTCTGCTATATACATGTGTTCAAGTTCTCCAAGCGACAATTCGTACAACTGCCGGCCGTCCTCCGCCTCGTAAATTTCGTGATTGATCAACCAATCAATTAGATACTTCTTTCGCTTTTCTACCGCTTCTTTCGCTGCCATTGCGTTTAATACCCTCCATTCTCTTTGTTAACTCTAAGAACCATTCCCGATCGTTCATGTCAAGTGCCAAGTTGATCAGCTCATTCAGGTCTTCTGTGCCGATCTCCGTTTTCAAAACTTCTACCCTGCCAACTTCATACAGTCCATAGTTAAATTTTGGGTTGTAAATTCGCTTATTTCCGTTTTCGTCAATAGCGTATACTCTTCGAATTTGAAGATCGTCATTTTTAAAGATGTGTTCTACATAGCCAAAGATTTGGATAGTAGCAAGTCTGATTTTCACCCAATCCCCGACATTGATCATCTACTACACCTCCTAAATCCTCCCTCTTCTCCCTCGGCAAATCGCTAATATCGCCACTTCGTCTGGATCACGCTCAAAATGTTCAGCAAGTTCTTGTACGATCTCAAAAGATGTTTTCCCATCCTTTTTCAGCTCTTTCCAAAGCCGGTCAAATTCCTGCACTTCTTTCGAATCCCAAACAAAATTGAGGTTTTCACAAGCTATATAAATGCCGTTCCTGCATTCCGTCATATACCGATTTTCAATCCCCGCAACAGCTTTTGCTTCTGATGCCAAACCGTTCATATGCTTCTGCAATCCTCCTTCTGTTTCGCTTCATACGCTCTTCAAAAGCGCTGTTTGTTCTGCATGTACAAGGCTGTATTTTCCATACGCCGGGAAACATCTCTGTATATGTCCGACCGTAACCGTGGCAGTGTTTACACATTTGCATCACCTTCCTGTCTAAGCTTCTTCTTTCTATAGTCATCCGTAAACAAATCAATAAAGTCAGATTTTTCATACATGCGGCTTGATGCACGTTTCCCGACTACTTCCGGCAATGTTATGTCATCAAAATTTGTTGTATATACTGTTGATTTTCCCTTTCTGGCATTTACAAGCTTCGTCCATTCATTGACATGCCAAGAAATATCAGCTTGTTTATTTGTTTCTAACCCAACATCATCAATAACCATGACATCAAAACTCTTAAACTCTTCATAAAACCTTTGATAGTTTGTATCATTTCCGAATGTCTGTTTAATAAGACCGAAAAGGTCAACCGATTCAATGTAAGCAGTTTTAATTCCCTTCGCTTTTGCTGTTTTGGCAATCGTCTTAGCAAGATGTGTTTTCCCAGTTCCTGTTGAGCCCATTATCAATAAGTTTTTTGTTTGCTCATTAATGATTGTTTTTGTATATTTCATTGCTGTATCTAGCGCATTTTTGGTAATCTTGTTATATGTCTCGTAATTTTTAAATCCGCAAGCATCATCTTCATCTATGCGATACCATTTGTTGAGGATTAATTGTTTCTTCCGGTTTTCCAATTCTTGAGTAATCTCTTTCGAATATTTTCCTTTCATGCAATTTGAACAAATTTCCGAAACGCAATAACTATCTTGTTTATCATCCGATATAAAGGTAAAGTACCACTTAAAAACATTCGGACGTCCACACTTAATGCATTTTTCATGTTTCATCTCAACATTTTCTATTTTCCCGACTAGTTCTGGCCGACATTTAAAAAGTAAATGTTCAACACGATGTAACCCTAATAAATTTAGAACTGTAGTGAATTCCATACAAACACCTCTTTAGTAAGGCATTTCTTCAATCATTTTTCTCAATTCGTTATCATCTATCATTTCAGCTCTTGCCTCAGCTTCAGCTTGTCTCCTTCTGCTTTCTTCTCCTTGATCAAATAGTGACCGTTTTTTATTTGAAGGGTATTGGATTATTTTCGATTGTTCGTAACGTCTTTTTTCTTCCATGACATCATCAACCGTAAACAATTCACGCCTGTACCAATCATTCAAAATTCGTTCTAAATATCTAAAAGGTACTTTAGGATTTTTTAAGGCTGTTTCTTTAATCGCTTGGCAAATAACTTCTTTATTTCCATTGAAATCATCTACCCATTTCCATAAACTTTCCATCTGAATTGGCGTTAATGGATAAAAGTTTTTTTCGTAAAGTGTGATCGGGTTCTCTTCTTCTTCTTTCTTTAATATTTCTTTATCATTCTTTACATTCTTATCATTCTTGTTTGTGTGTTTTTGTGTCTGTCCATCGTCGTTTTTGTGTCTGTTTTCCGTCGTTTTTGCATCTTCTCTACCCTGGTAGAAGTCATAATTTACAACGGTTATGATAGTTTTTTTTGTGTCGCTTTTAACTTCAATCATCCCGTCATTTTGTAACAGTTTTAGGAACTGTGTTACTTTTGTGTTTGACCAACCCCATTTTTCACACAATTGCCTAATTGATGTAATTCTTTGACCTCTTTTCACTTCGATAATTTCATTTCCCAAAACAACCTTTGAATCATCATGGTTAACCATCAACAATAGATCAACCCAAGCCTCAAATCTTGAAAATTTCCTCTTATCTTGATAGAGCCAATGCTCTTGGATTTTTCTATGCAATTTAATCCACCCTTGCATATCACCTCGCCTCCCTTTAACAAAAATTATTTCTTCTTGCAAACCGCCTTCATTCCGTCAATCTTAATCAGTTCCAATTCTGGATGCGTAATTTTCAAGTAACCTATTACATAACGTTTGAACAGAGAAGGGCGATTTCTCGCTCCTTCCGTCAGCCAAACGTAACAGTCGGGTATGTCAACGGAATTTTGAAACTTATTCATAAAGAAGCATCCCAATTTCTATAGTGTCTCGTAACATTTTTGTAGAACGACAATAATCGCATTTTTCGCACCGTTTCGGTTCCAATTTTCCGTTTTTCACATCAATAATTCGTTCGATGTAAGATTCAATGTACTCATATTCAAAATCAAATCTGCTTTCGTCAAAGTGAAGTACAGCTTTGTTCGGTGGATTTTCTTTTGTGACTGCAACAATATAAGGTGTGTATGTTTGCCCTAGATTTTCTTGTAACACACGCCTGTAAACCGCCATTTGAAGGACATAATCCCAATACTCGACAAATGTTACCCAACCATCATATTTTTCGCTCCAGTACCTTTTATAAAGGTCTGACGTTGTCTTTATATCACTGAAAAACTTATGCTGATGATTGATATTATCTACTTTGATTTTCCAATCTGTTCCCCATAATTCAGCTGTATATATTTGTTCCTTTTCGCCACTTAGAGCAAACATGACAAACGGATCAGCTTTTAATGCTTCAATCATTTTGTCAGCTGTTTCAAAGTCTGCGTATTTTCCGCCTCTCGATTTAAAAATGGCACTGTTGTTTTCTTCGATGAATTTTTGAAATGCCTCTTCGCTTTCAAAGGCGGCGTGAAGGTAGGAACCGACTAATAAAGCATTAGTCGTCGGCTCCTGGAATTCACCTTTCAAAACAGCTATAGTTTTTGCTTCACATTCTCGAAAACTTTTAAACTGGGAAACTGACATATATTGCTTATCCGCTTCATTCGAGTGGTAATTCTTCTTGTTTAGGTTCGGCTTCGTCTTTGTTTTCATCAGCTTTCACCTCTTCCTGCTCTTTTCCGTTAAACGCTGCAGCTAGACCACTTTTTTCTTTCTTTTGAACGCCTTTATCGAACCAGTCTTCAACTTTGCTCATTCCGTCTTTAAGCGAGTTGAAAATCTTAATCAATTCCAAATAGTCATACTCTGTAAATGCATCAGCTTTATAACCAAATCGCTCCTCAATCATTTCCTGTGTTACGCGAAATTTCTCTTTAAATGTTTTTAATGCTTTTGCAATCCGATCTTTTAACGGTTCTTTATTGTTTCCGGTTAATGTTTTTTGGCATTCCTCAATCGCCATTTCGACAATGTCACCAGGTATAATTCCTAAAATGCATGATCTTAAACGTCTCGCTCCTTGGTTTGCTACCATTTCATATATATCTCTTGGATCATCAAGCTTTTTTATTTGCCCTTTTGCTTTTCTAGTGTGTTTAACGGTGAATACTTTTTCTTGCCTTACGTTTGTTTCTAAATCCCAAGCATAAGCCATGGCGATCGATTCGCCTTCACGCTGTTCCAATTCCTTTACACCAAAAGCGATATTTCCCCAGTTTTGGGCTAAAACCTCAGCTAATCTAATAGATGGCCCCTCTACCATTGCCCCACCTCGTGGATAACGATAAATTGCTGTTTCTGCTAAAGATTGCCGTTTACAAGCATCTCTAATCCGTTGTTCTGCTAAGAATACATTTCTCGGAAACTGGCGAGCCATAAATATTTGCCCTTTCACTTCTTCCATTTCTCTGCTGCTTGCAGCTTTTGCAATAACACCACTTGGTTGTTCTTGTATTTGATTGAATTGGGTTGTGAGTTGATTCATTTGTCAATCCCTCCTATTGAAAATTGATCAGTGCACCGATATACTTGTAAGTAACAACATATTTTTAATGGAAACTCACTTTGCCCGAGTGAGTTTTTTATATTTCTTCGATTTCCAGTCCATACACATCGTGTAAATACTCTGTTAGATTGTCAGCGTGGACTTCTTCAAACCGTTTCCAATCCATGAAAGTCTTTTCTCCCTCAATCGGAGTACCGTAACGGTCTGTTTTCACTTTCCGTTCCGGCTCCGGATAGCCGTATTTCATTGTTCTCGTGATCGCTGGATGTTCGAGCATAATCTCACCTTCCTGTCTTAGTTAATTTCAAACTCAACACCACCTTCCCACTCGTCAATAATGACATCGACCATTTTGCTAAGTTTAAATGTTTCGCCATCTTTGAATGCTACAATCTCACCTCCCATGTCACTAACTCCCCAAAAATAACCTACAAGTCGACTTCTGACATATTCGCAGTCAGATTTGTTACCTTCAACAAATCGCAAGATGAAATCTTTGATATCGACGCTATTTTTGCCAGCAGAAATGATAACTTTTACCAAAATACTCACCTCCTTATAGCCTGTCTCATCAGCGCCGGTAGGCTAATTCCGGCGGACCGGGAAAGTTCCCGGTTTCGACTTTTTGTGTTATAATAGATTTAGCGAATAATTTTTTTGCAGTAAGCTTTTGCTTGCTGCTTTTTTATTTTTCTATTGAATACCAAACGATCATCAACCCACTAGCTACAAACAACAGTCCCCAGTAAGCAAGTATTTCGATCATTTAATGCCCCCTAAGACCTTAAACCCCGCTGATACCAATGCATCCAAGAATTGTTTTTCCGTATGAATTTTTTTCATAGTCTCTAATGATCGAATCATGTCGTAACAGCGTGATATCGCTAAATCATAATTTTGATTAATCATTTTTCCTTCAATTTCAATAAGAAGATCACGTACACATTCCATTTCTTTTACCATCTGTTTGTAGTAGCGTTTTTCGTATGCGTTCACAGCTTGCCCTCCTTCAAGAGTTCATCGATAGAGCCATACAGAATAGCACCTATTTCTAACACGTCTCTAAGCTCGTTTTGGACGTTTTTGAGCTCCGAGATACTTTTCTCTTTGGAAGCAAAAACAACGTCATTTAAGGCTTGTACGGCTTCCTTAATTTCCTTAAACAAGACTTCCTTTAAAGCTGATGGATGCGGATCCACTTCCTTGAAACGGTTCCTGATCCATCCTCCTGTCCGTTCGTCAATGATCTGTAAAGCTACTCGCCAGTTCATCTTTGACGCTGCTGGATCCAGATGTTCAGGCCATTTTCTTTCGCCTGATTTCATTTTGGAAAGGTATGTAGGGTCAATGTGCAGTGAACTGGATATATCCTTTTGGCTCACCCCCATTTCCTTCCCGTAATCCAAAACTGCGTCAAGAATGCTCATCTCTCATCTCCCTTTCGTCATTTTTTATTGATTTATTGTTGTCTGGAATTGTTTTATATTTGTAACAAGCTATTTAACTAGCTTTATTAATTAATAGCCTGAAAGTTTCTCGCCCTTTTGGTGTGATCAGGGTTTGAACATCAGCTTTTCCATTACGTTCCCATTCTTTAAGTTGGAAAAGTTCAGGTACATATTTTGCATAAGGTTTTAACTTGCCTTTTTGATCGCGGTAAACATATTTTTTACTAAGAAGCCAGTTAATAAATTCACTTTGCTTAATGTGCAATTCTTTTGCTGTGTCTCTGAAATTCGTAAGTAAGTTCCGGTCAACGAGAGCGTCAAAATATTCAGCTTTTGGCTTCATAACTTCTATTTGTTCGTTTTGCTTTCTGACAAGTGCTAATGTAGCTTTAAAAGTCATTTTTGTTTGTTCGTCAGCATGCGGTAGATAGGTTTCTATAAAAAGATCATCATTCGCTACATAGCCACCTGTTTTTCGGATGGTCGGGATAACTTCGTGTGTTACCCAGCGTTTGAACTGTTTTGCTTCTGGTTTATTGCTAGTTAAAATAAGTGAATACAACCCAGCTTCATTTACTATAGTTGTTTGTTGCTTACGCCCTAATGAATCGGTGAGGTAAACTTTGCTTACCTCATCTTCATCTAGTCGAGTTACCGCTACTTTATGATTTGAGTGGTTTAATACATCACACACATCTTTCGCGACAAACCAAGGTTCGCCGTCTTTAATGACTGTTCGAAGTTGGTGCTGTTGATATTGAAAAATTTGTTGCAACTGATTCATCGGATCAGATCGCCTCCTTTTCTTTTTTGGATGAATCTTTAAGAAAAAGCTTTGCTGATCTTTTAGACAAGAAGTCTTTGAACAGTTCGAGCGTGTGTTTTTTGTTGGTTTTATATACAACACGACAACCATCAAAGACTTCTTCTTTGATCTTGTCGTTGTTCATTAGATCACCTCCCCGCAAGTAAGAAAATAGTTGCGGCTTATTTATCTTGGTTAGGCCGAATTGTGCGTAACGCTTAATTTTTTGTTAAAAAAAATTCTTACATCAACATTTAAAGCTTTCGCTATTTTTTCAAGATCGTCTACAGTCAATCTGATTTTTCCTTTTGAAACATCTGAATACCAAGCGACAGTTTTATTACAAGATCGGGCTAAATGTGTTTTAGTAACACCTCTGGAAACCCGAACTTTTTCAACTCTAATATAGATTGGTTCCAAAAAAGCACCTCCTTAAAATTTAAGCGTTTCGCTTATTTGTCTTAAGTATATATTAAGCGTTACGCTAATGTCAACATCTTTTTAAGCTTTTCGCTTAAAAAATTTAACAATACGCTTAAAAATGTTATATTTATTTTGAGGTGGAAAACATGTCTGATTTAGGAAAAAGATTAAAAGAAGCAAGAAAAAAGAAAAAGTTAACGCAAATAGAAGCAGCGAAACTTTTAGGTATATCAAATGGAACTTTATCTGGTTATGAGCGAAATTATCGTGACCCCGACACTAAAACTTTAGAAAATATGGCTAATCTATATGGTGTTTCCACCGATTATCTATTAGGAAGATCTGAAAACAAAAAATCGGATTGGGATTCAAAGCTTCCAGAACTAACAGAAAAAGAAGAGCGAGATATCGCAAAACAACTTGAAAAAATACTCGAAAGCATGGATTCAGATACAGCTCTAGCCTTTGACGGTGAGCCAATGGACGAGGAAACAAAAGAACTTGTCCGCGCGGCGATCGAAAGTAACCTAAGACTTACGAAACAACTTGCTAAGAAAAAATTCACTCCCAAAAAATACCGTAAAGATTAGGAGTGAGTTTCTTGAATTGGATTATGCGGACATTAGATAGAGAGATTAAAAAACACCGGACAAATAATCCTTTTGAAATTGCAAAAAACAGAAATATCATTATTAGATATTTTCCTCTTGGTCAAACATTGGGGTTCTATATGAAAAATGTTCGTCATCAAGTTATTACTATTAATTCCGATATAGAAGACTATTTAAAAAAATTTGTTTGTGCTCATGAACTTGGACACGCTATTCTTCACAAAGATGAGAATACACCTTTTTTACATAAGAATACTTTATTCTCAAAAGACAAAATCGAACGTGAGGCAAATGAATTCGCTGTCCATCTCCTCTTACACGGAGAAAATTTAGAAGATTACGAAACTAAGTTTGATGTTCTAAGAGAAAATGGGATTCCTTTGGAGATGGAGAAGTATATAAATTTTTTTTAAAATTTTTATAGGAAAATAGATTCATTTTTTCCTGCTAATGGAGGTGTTTATAATGGGATTCTTAAAAAAATTGGAAGAATGGGAGAAAAAACTCAATGAAAAGATCGAAAAGGATAAATTCGAAAACAAGAATCGTCCAAAACTAAAAGATGATTTAAAGGATGAATTTCGTAAGCTCAAAGATGAAACGAAAAGCGATTTCAAAAAAATCAAAGAAGAGGCTAAAAGGGATTTTGAAAAAATTAATAAAGAAACCAAAGAGAACTTTAAAAAAATTAAAGAAGAGATAAAAAAGGATAGTAATCGAGAATTGAATGATAAACCAAACAAAAAAAGTTTCTTTAAAAAATTATTGGCCATTGAAGACATGTCCCCAGAAGAGAGAGAAAAAATAGAAAATGAAAGAAGAGAAAAGCAAGCAATACGAGAAAAAGAACTGCGGGAATTAGAAGAAAAACGAAGAAAGATTAAAGAAGCTAAATTGGCTGAACAGGAAGCGAAAGAAATTTATGAAAGAGAAAAAATTTTAAAATTTTTTGGTTCTAATACATCGAAAGATCAATCAAATTATTCTGTTTACAAGACAACATTGGCTTACATAGAAGAAAACATTTTACTAGACGATGAAACAATTTTAGTAACTATACCCTCAGAGTACGACAAAACAAAAAATAGAGAAATTAAAGGTGTGTTGGTTGCTACAGACCAACGGTTGATTTTTGCAACTAGTGGTATTGGATTCGGAGAATTTGTTGAAATATTTGAATATCAAAAAATAAATGGACATACAGTATCATCTGATGGATTTTTTAGAAGAGAACTTATGATTGACTATGGACGTTCAAGAAAAATTTTTGATGATATTTCAGATGACGGAAATTTTGATAAATTGCTTGATATCATTAGAAACAAGTCGAATGAGTTTAAAAAAATAAAACAAACGAAACGTACTCCGAAAACTGATAAAAGCGAAGACAAATACGATAAATTAGAACGATTAGGCAAACTTTATGAACAAGGCTATCTTACGGACGAAGAATTTCAAAAAGAAAAAGAAAAAATTTTGAATTCGTGAGGGGGGTCTGGAATTGAAGAAAGCAATAATTATAGTATTGTTAATTATTCTATTAATGTTTCTTTTAGGATCTGTTTTGATTACCCCATTTGCTTGGATCGGAACAATAATAACATTATTTGGACTTTATCAAGTTAGACAGAAAAGAAGAGGAAAGGTGACATTTTCGAAGCCTGGTTGGATTGTTGTTATTGGCCTCATTATATGTTTTATTCTAGTAGGTGCTTTTTCAGAAACTGAAACAAAAAATGTAACTACAAAAAATATTTCTAGCGAAAAAACTGAGCAAGAAGCTAAGAAACCAAAAGAGAAACAACAAGAAAAGCAAGAAGTTGAAAAGGTAGCTTCTGAGCCAAAGAATAAAGAAGCATCAGAAAAAATTGCAGCTGAACAAAAAGTAAAAGAACTAGATAAGCAAGAGGAATTAGCCAAACAAGAAGCTGAGAAAAAACAGAAAGAAAAAGTTGCAAATCTTGGTCTAGTAGCTGCCACTGTCGCTAGAGTTGTTGATGGCGACACTTTCGAACTTACTGACGGAAGAAAAGTTCGCTTAATCGGTGTAAATACTCCAGAGTCTACTACTCGAACAGAACCATACGGAAAAGAAGCGAGTAGTTACACCAAGTCCAAACTGGAAGGAAAGCAAGTTTGGTTGCAAAAAGATGTTTCAGAAACAGACAGATATGGCCGGTTATTGAGAATCGTTTGGCTACAAGTCCCAAATGATGATATGAATGAAAAAGAAATACGTTCAAAAATGTTTAACGCTGATCTTGTTTTAAACGGTTATGCTGAGCCGTCTACATATCCACCAGACGTAAAATACGCTGAGTATTTCAGAAAATTTGCCAGGGAAGCTCGAGAAAAAGAAGTTGGTCTGTGGGCTTACGGTGAAAACGGAACAACAAGAGGCGATTTGGATCCGAAATCCAGTAGTCAATCTTCAAACAACTCTAGTTCGAATACATCATCAAGTAGCCGTTCATCGTCCAATAGCAGTAACAACTCAAACTCTAGTTCAGGATCTTCAGCAACTTCATCATCTGGAGGAACTGAATACTTTAAAAACTGTACTGAATTGCGCAAAAAATATCCAGAGGGAGTACCTTCTGATCATCCAGCATATGCATCTAAGCACGATCGAGATAAAGATGGCTGGGCTTGTGAAAGGTAATAAAAACTTACTTATAAAAGGTGTGCAATAAATTGCACACCACCCCTCTTTTGTACCAACATAAATATCTATTTGTGTTGGTAATAAAAAGGGATTCCTTTGGAGATGGAAAGAGGTATATATAATAATTAAATTGATTACAGATAAAATTAATGACAAAGTTTCAAAGCGGGGTTTTTTTATGATACAAAACATAAGCTATATCATAATTTCTGACGGCGTTTACAAAGATAATGAGGATAATTTAATTATACATAAGCCTTTAAATCATATTGAAGTAAACGAATTACCTACAAGAACAAGTTTCGAATTAACAATTGGATTAATAAATCTTAGAAGGGAAACAATTTATGATATCGATGTTACCATATTTGAGCCTGGAGGACATAGAATAGTTAGTGAAGGATATAGTATTCAAATGTCAGATAAAATAAAAACGGATATTGGTTATGTTACAATAAACACTAAAATTCATGATATTTCACTCCCATCAGATGGTACATATAAAATTTTTGTTTCCATGAGCCCAACAGGTGATGAAAAAATAATGTGTTTTACTGTCTGTCAAGGGAGTGGAACTAAATAATGAATGATCAAAAGTTATATGTTATTGACGGGTCAAAGAAAACAGTTGGTGATCATTCTTTGTATCCTCCACCAGAATACATAAAAAAATCAATTGTACAAGGATATAAAGACAACAAATCTGACACTCCGACTACAAACCAATATGCTATAATAAAGAAAAAGATAAATGACAATTCAGAACTAAAAGAAATTAAGAAAAATCTATTCGAAATAAAACAAACATTAAACGAATTTCTAAAGCCTTTCAAAGAAATCTCATCTACCAAGGAAGGCGGGGATTATATGCTTGATAATAAAGAATTATTCGAAAAGATTTCAAATGTTGAGAAAAAGGTTTATGAATTAGATTCCTCAGTGGCACGAATTGAAGAACGAACAAAAAAATTAGATAATATAGAATCTGTTCTAAACGATTTAAGAAAAGACATTCCAAGAGGAGATTCGATAGCAACAAAAGATTATGTGAATTCAAAAATTAACGAAGTTAGACTTTGGCTTATTCTTACAATGATTGGTATAGGTGTTTCGTTGATTAAACTTTTTATCATGTAATATTATAAGCCCATCTAAGGGCTTTTCTTATAAACCTAAAACCGAACATACATTCTGAAAGGAGAAAAAAATGAAAGCAGCACTATATATTCGTGTAAGTACGCAAGAACAGGCTATCGAAGGGTATTCTATATCATCACAAAGACAAAAATTGACTGCATACTCCTATTCTCAAGGATGGGAAATAGTTGACTATTATGTTGATGAAGGGAAAAGCGCAAAAGACCTTGATCGTCCTGAGTTGAAAAGAATGTTAGATGACATCAAACAACATAAAATTGATGTGGTCTTAGTATATAGATTAGACCGGATTACAAGATCGGTCATGGATTTATATGAACTACTAGGAATTTTCGATAAATATCATTGTAAATTTAAATCCGCTACAGAGGTTTATGATACGACAAGTGCAACTGGGCGATTATTTATCACTCTCGTCGCTTCCATGGCTCAATGGGAGAGAGAAACTATTGCCGAAAGGGTTAGCATGGGTATGGCTGAAAAAGTCCGTCAAGGAGAATGGCATGGCTCTGAAGCTCCATACGGATTTTACTATAATATCGAAACGAAAGAACTTGTAATTGACGAAAGTGAAGCTCATGTCGTAAGGGATATATTTACAAAATATTTAGACGGTTTGAGCGATCGAAAAATAGCGATATATCTAAACGAAAAAAAGGTTCCGACAAGAAAGGGTGCGAGATGGAGAGAAAACCGAATACGATACATACTGACTAATCCAATTTACATCGGAAACTTACGCTGGGGCGTTCGTGTGAATCGAGAACAAGCGTTTCAAGTGGAAAATGCAGTCCCAGCTATCATCGACAAGGAAACGTTCGAAAAAGCTCAAATGATCCGGAATTCGAGAAGACGATTTCACGGGAGACAAGCGACTAGCGATTTTATTTTTTCAGGAGTTTTGAAATGTGCTAGATGTGGATCCCCAATGAAAGGACATACACACAAATGTAAAAATAAAAGGAATAAATCATATAGATGTATAAAAGTTCTGTTCAATGAATGTGACATGCCACTTATTTCCGAAAGAATCATTGAATACCAGTTTTTGAAAGCTGTCAAAGAACTGATTTTCAAAGAAATCAAGATTGAGACAAAATCTTCTGATCAACATATAGACAAAGAAAAAATCATCAAAAATTTGCAAACTGAGCTAAATAAAATAGAAGAGCGCCGCAAAAAGTGGCAATATGCTTGGGTTAATGAGATGATCGACGACAATCAATTCAAAGATAGAATGAATGAGGAATTAATCAAAGAACAAGAGATTAAACGTAAATTAGAGGACATCAATGTTGAAATAGAAGAATTTGAAATGGATAACGAACTAAAAGAATTGATGTCTGATGCACTCGAAAACTGGATAAGACTTGATGATCACGAGAAAAAGCAGCTTATTCAAATCGCAATAAATAAAATCATCGTGGAAAAGATACCATCTAACAAAGTACTAGAAAGGGCAAAAATACTTGAAATAGAGTTTAATTAACTTTTTTACTGTCTATTATACAAACAGGCAGTACTGTTAGAATAATGGGCACGAAATCTCTTCTCATCTGATTTAACTCCCCTCAAACGAGGGGATTTTTTTATGCAAAAAAAATTTTAAAAAGCTATTGACTGATACGAATTCGTATCATATAATAAAATCAGAAAGTGATACGAATTCGTATCAAAAGTTATAAAAGGAGATGGGAGAAATGAAAATCAATGTTCGCAAAGTAATGAAAAGAGCTGTTGAATTGGCAAAAGGTATGATCGGTGACTGGATGGCTCGCATGGCGCTGGCTCTGCGCCAAGCATGGAAGGAGGCGAAAAGAATCGCTGCAGATCAAACAGGTTCCATCAAATTGATGGGCTCCGAAAAACAAGTAAAATGGGCAGAAGATATTCGCAAAGTTGTTGTTGAAAACATTGACGTAGTTTTCAAAGTGATCGAAAGATCATTAGATGAAAACAAAGAGGATATGAGTGGAAGAAAATTTAAATTCGCTCAAGAAGGTGTAGAAGAATTGAAAAAAGCTGCGACAGACTTCATCGAAAACGAAAGCAACGCTGGGGAATGGATTGAAAAATTCAAAGGCGTTACCAAAAGGAACGCTAATGTTAAAAGAGAAATCTTCAAAGCGATAGAAAACGAAGTTGAAAATTTTGATATTCGTGTTGCTCGCGCTGTTAATGACGTTTTTGTCACAGCTGACATTAAATTCTTGAAAGGAGAGTTTTAATATGTTCTTATACGATGTTGTCACACCTGTCGAAATAGAAAAAATATTTTCCCTGCCGGAAGGATCCGTCCGAAGGGACATAAAAAGAAAATTATTCAGACGATCTGAAATCAGAAAAAGTGGCGCAACGTGGTTGATCACGTTGCGTGAAGCGAAACGGGTTTATCAAGGGTATGAAGACAAAATCCAGGTCAAAAAAGACTGGAATTGGATCAAGACTTACGTCGACAGTGAATTGAATCCGGTATTAGAGGAAGAGATTGAAAAGTTCCTGGATGGCACACCGTTTGAGCGCATCTATGAACTGTACATTGATGCGATCGAGGGAATTGGTATAGAAGATGAAGGTGAATACCTCAGCTTTGTGGAGTGGTTTTACCGATTTAAAGAAAGTTATGAGGGAGTTGAATATTAATTGAAAAAAATCAAACTATTTAGGAATGAAGACGGTGTTCTTGTTATCGAAAAATGCGGCATTATTGAAGAGCATTATCTTACAGAAGGATCTTTTCTGGAGGATTTGAATGCTTTATGGTGGGATGAAAATGAATATGAATTCGATGTTTCAAATGAACTGTGGAAACTCGTCAGACCTGTCATTAAAAACAGAAGAAAACAATATATTAAAAGACATAGAGAATATTTTCAAAAATATAGAGAAATATGAAGCACGACCGAAAGGCCGTGCTTGTTTTATGCATTAAAATGTACCTTCATTCAATCTTCTCTGTAATTCTTTCACCATGATCGATGTCGGCCGACTAATTTTTCCGTCTACCGGAGTTCCCAAGTACCGTTGTAATTTTCGCACCGTCTCCGGACCCAATTTCCCGTCAACCTTAGCGCCCACTTTCTTTTGTAACGCACGTACCATCATGCTGCCTTTTGTTCCCCAAGTGATTCCGCCGTATATAGCTTCTGTAACGTGGTTTCGTGGTTGGCTGCTGATTACTCCGTCTACTACTGTTCCTAACGCTTTTTGTAGCGCCTTTGTCGTTTCACTGCCCCATTTTCCGTCAACTATGAGATTCGCTTTATTATTCGTTACTGGTTTAGATTGTTTTTCAGTTTTAGTCGGAGTAGATGGCTTTGTAATTGGTTTTGTGTTTATTTTTCCGGAACCCAGATAATCAACGGCCGTTTTAGCCAAGATTTCGGCCACATCCTGCACGTATTTATCGGATTTAAAAATCAATTCAAACTCTTCCGGATTTGTCATAAACCCGTTTTCCGTCAAAATAGCCGGCGCTTTCGGTTCCCGAACCATGTGAAAGTTTGACCAGTGATTCGGACGTGATGCGTAAAAACCGTTATTGTAAAGCGTATAACCGTACTCTTTTACATATTTTGCGTATATTTGAGCCGCTTTTTTTCCTTTCTCGCTTGTATGCCAATAAAAAGCGCACAGTCCTTTCGCTTCCGGGTTTGCAGCAGCGTTTGCATGAATCGATATGATCAAGTCGAGATCAAGCGAATTGTAATAATCCGTTCTTTTTGCTAGTTTTACGTCCGGACTATATGGTTTTTGTGCCATATAGACACGATGACCGGCTGATTTTAAAAATTGTTCTAGCAAAACGGCGACTTTCGAATTAAACGTATGCTCAGCGTAACCTTTTCCGTTTTTGTAAACTCCCTTGTTCGGCGGAAATGTATTGCTGCCATGCCCGATGTCTACCCCGATATTCGCCATCATTTACCCTCTCCTTCGCTTTTTTCGTTCAAAATGTCGATAGCTTTTTTGAGCGCTCCCGGAATCGGAACACCGATTCTACC